TTGGACGCGAAACGCAACACCTCAAGCATAGGCTCGATGGTGTTCTTGTCTGCTGGCTGCAACGCTTTGGGCGAAGCCAGCGTGAGTAGATTGTACCCCGCCAGTTCCCAGTTGCACACCACTTGAAATGAATACGTCTGTGTAAGCGCAGACGCATTGTTGAGCCAGATCCTCATCCCCACATCCGTGAGGTTGGGATTGACTGAATCCGTAGGAACTGAAAGCGTGGCATTGCTCGTTGAATGCCAATACGCACAATCCTCGGGCTTTGGGATCCATGTGATCTTGAGCTCTCCAAGGTTTGCCGCTTGTGATATCGTGAACGAGGGCAGATCCGCAAACACGGTCTGCACACTGCCAAGTGCCTGCAGCGCTGGGTTGTCAGTGTTGCTTGGCTGCACCCATGTAACGTCCCCGGTCCTATTGGCCAGAGGCGTGATGTTGATAATCCTGATACCCATTGATACCAGTTTCCATCGTGTGTGCCCAGCATTACCTGACGCCCCCACAAATGGCAGTGTCTGGTCGTACCCACCCAGTAGCTGCCCAGAAAGTGGGAGCGACGCAATGGTGTTACTGACAGACGCATACTGCCCCAACGTCAAACCAGTCACAACTCCAACCGTAGGGTTGTATGTGACCGGGACCAGCGAATCAAAGACTGCCAAGGGTCCAACGACATAGGTGTCGATGTTAATCCCCTGCAACTGCCCATGATAGGCAGGGCCGTCCATCGCATTGATCGTAGACGCATTTCCATGGCCTCCGAACAAAGTGATCTCAATTGTCTGATTGCCCGCGACCAAAAGCGCCGTATCGGTGTTGGTAGTCGTGGCTGTCGAGGACATCATGGTGGGCACAGGATTGTAGTTGACCGGATTCCTGCTTCCGGTACCTCCCCAAGGGTTTGCCAACGAATCCACGTATTGCTGCAGCCGTGAGGTGAGCTTAACGTGTCTCGCTGCTTGCGCAGTCGGCTTGAACTTGCGTCCAGTGGCCTTCTTCTTCTTGAGATCTGGCCGCGTATAGTCCAGCACTGGTGCTGTCATCTTTCGCGTCAAAGTCTTATCGAACTTGGCAATCTCCCGCAAATCCGGGGTGGCGTAGTTCCTGTACTCATCGCCTCCCTTCTTCTTGCGCGCTCCTTTCGACGTCGCATCAAACTGTCGCATTTCTGCGGCACGTGAGACTCGTGGAGCTTGCTTCTTGAGGGCCATTGCTGCTGGCGCTGGTTTGGAACCACTTTTCTGTGGAGGAATATTCTTCATCTCGCAATCGCGCTTGGCAATCTTGATATCAGCTATTTCTCTCCAAGACAAATCTTCGACTACTGCTCTATGTAGAGGAGTCGTCGTGCAAAAATGAGGCTTGTTTAAAGACAAAGCCTACCTCACCAAAAACTAAGTTTTTGTTGGAGTCATCGACAGGGGCAGGTGGCAGCCACCCACTCCAACTCAAAAGAGCCACGACATCCGCGATGGTCACGCAACTGCCCTCAACGGGCTGAAGCCAACGCATCTCGTCCAAAAACTGCCCAAAGAATGCCTCTGAATAAGGCTTAGACATGAGCTTGTACAACGTCCGACCCCAATTGCTGGGTATCGCGACGGGTCCTCCAACGTAGAGATGCGAACAGAAATCGAATGGTTGACCACTCGCTGCGGCTCGTCTGTCTGTGACGACTAAGCCCAGCTTGGTATAATCCTTCGTACAACTATCCACAATAGCATCATCTCCCATGTATGCACCAAACACCTCTTCGTGTAGTGCGAGGGGTGTGGCGACATAGTTGGTTATGCCTCTCATATTAGAGTTATTGAACGCTGTGAGAAAACGTCCAGACAACTGCTTGCAAACTTCCGGGACGTTCAGAATCGCCACGTCCACAACATCCCCTTGTAGGGTGGTGACCGTTAGCTTCCCGTCTCCCGACAACGTAAGCACGTACATTTCGCCATTTGATAGCACGAATACTGCATGCTGACATAAATACTCGAGATTTCGGATCATGTTCTCCCACAGCCCCCACGCATGCGTAACATTCACAAGGACTTGTGTGTTCGCTTCATGGACTACTGTTGGGCATGACCCATCCCAAGCAGCAAC